GGGATTTTTTGGATGTGTTTTGCCTTATTAATTTGATTTCTTTTTTTAACTGATTTTTTTACATAAGTCTGTTTTTCTCTTAGAATATCTGTTTGTTTAGTTTTATAAACTTTAAACTTTAAACTTTTAAGGGAACTCTCTAACGTGTTTGAATTTTTAACTGGAATTATAATCATATTTCTTGTTTTTGGTATAAATATAAGGGTTTTTTTGTTTTTTGACAAATCATATTTAATTTCATACAATTAACTAAAACAATAAACGGTTAAGTTATGAAAAATGAAAAAAGGAAAAACGTCAAAATTAAATGTTTTTGATGATGCAAAATGTCACTATGGAACGGTAGATTCTAAAGACCTAAAATCAATATACATTGTATTACAAACTTGGGTAGAACCATTAAAAGATTACGATAATTGGGTTAGGATTACGGGAGAAATCAAGAGACAAATATTACATACACTATTAGAAGTTGTTGACCACACAACATTTGAAAAAAAACAAATTGTAGATTTAGATTTAAGAACAAGCGGTATACAAAAAAATAAAAAAAGTTTTTTAAATTTAGAAATAACTTTGTTTGTTAGTAGTAAAACTATAGATTTTAAATCTTTAATTCTGAGGGATAAAATCAAACAAATTATCCAATCAATTTATAAGGACGATTTAAAAAATTCCAAATATTTTACATTAAGTAAGACCAAAACCAAAGATTTTGTTATGTCATAATATTTATACTAAAAAGTATTATGAAAATATTAGGACCTAAAGATACAGGTAAAGGAATATTAATTGAACACGATGCAGGATATATTGATATAAAAGACAGTAGAAACCACTCGGTAGTTAATGAATCTTACGGTCAATTAGACCACTCAAAACCATTTGTGTTTTATGCGACTCTTCAAAAATATGGAGTTCCAAATCGTAATGGTAGAGTTTACCCTGAAAAAATTTTAAAACGAGAAGCTGAAAAATATAAAGAAATGATTAAAAAGGGTATGTCAATTTCTGAATTGAATCACCCTGAATCATCTCTTATTGATTTAGATAGAGTATCTCACCTTATAACGGAAGTATGGTGGGAAGGTAATGTGTTAATGGGTAAAATACAATTATTAACAACTCCAGGATTTCACGAAAGGGGTATTGTATCATCTAAAGGGGATATCGCGGCTAATATGATGAGACAAGGTGTTACAATGGGAGTTTCATCTCGTGGAGTGGGATCTTTAGTTAAAAAAGGAGACCAAAATGAAGTTCAAGACGATTTTGAAATAATATGTTTTGACTTGGTGTCTTCTCCGTCAACTCCTGGAGCATATCTATATTTAAACAAAGAAGATAGAGTAAAATATGAAGAAAACTTAACAGAAAACGAAAATGTTAATTCAGAATCAAATCCTTTAAGTGCGTCTGTTGACTTAATGAAAAGATTATCCGATTATTTAGGTAATTAAACAATTTTAAAAATGGACGAAAAATATTTTGTAGCAAAAATTACGACAGATGTGGTTGATACCGAATCTGGAAAAGTAAAAAAACAAAGAGAAGAAAAATTAGTTAAAGCCTATTCACCAACAGACGTTGAGGCTAAAGTCACTAAAATTTATGAAAACTATAATCAGGATTGGAGAATCACGGCTATTGTTGAAAGTAAAATTGATGAGGTAATAGAGTAATAACTTTGTTTTAATTTTTTTTTAAAGGGCATCCTATGGGTGTCCTTTTTTTGTTTTTACTAATTTTTTTTGGATAAAAACATATTAAAACTAACTTTTTTGTAATGACCGTATATTTATTGATAAAATAAACGCATAAATTATTGCAAAAAAAAAATGAGCTTAGAAAAAAATAGTTCTATAGTTGAAGAGGCCTTATTACAAATTAAGAACCTTGAAGATGCTATAAATGAAAATGCAAAAGGAATACTTGCTTCAACGATGAAGGAAGAAATCAGTGAACTTGTAAGAGAATCTATTAGTGGGTCAAAAAGAAAACTTCGCGAACAAGAAGAACCTGTACCAGGTGATGAAGAAGAAGAGCCTGTACCAGGTGATGAGGATTTAAATCCTGACGAAGAAGAGATCGAAACAGATATTGAAGGACAAGTAGAATACGAAGACGGAGGAGAAGAGGCGGTAAGTCTTGATTTCCAAGGTTTTGAAACAGAACCCGGAATGGGTGATAACGAAATGCCGCCATTAAATATGATACATGCATCCAATAAGGAACTTTTTAAAGTTTTTAAACACATGGGTGAAGAAGACGGAATTATTGTAGTAAAAGATGAAGATAATAATGTTCATCTTTCAGATAATAATACTAATTCCGAATACATTATTCAAATGGATGGTAATTCAGACCAAAATGTAAACACACAAATGATTGAAAACGTAATTTACGAAATTGAGGTTGACGACAAAGATGAGATGGAAGAATCTTATGACGAAATGGAAGAATCTTATGACGAAATGGAAGAATCTTATGACGAAATGGAAGAATCTTATGACGAAATGGGTGGTAGCGGAATGAGACCGTCACGATTAGATTTATCAGGGATTGATTCAGAAGAAACCGTTTATGAAATTGACACCGAAGATTTAGAAGGGGTTATGGAATCATTCAAAGCAAAAGGAATGGGTATGGGTAAAGTTAATAGAACTATGCCGAAATCATCAGTTAATCATAAAGGATTTAAAGACGACAAACCTGAAGCACCTAAAGGTGGTGGAAGAGGTCCTAAATTTAAATACCCAAATATTAAACAAGGTGTTACTGAACAAGAAGAAGAAGTGGATGAAGAAATCATTGCTTATGAAGGATGGGAAGATGACGATACTATGGACGCAGAAACTACTGAAGCATCAAGAACTATGACATATAGAAGAAGAGCCGAAAGAAATAGAGTTGCAGCACCAAGACAAGTACGTTCAGAATCTGTTAACCAAGAAATGAATTTATTGAGAGAAAAAAATGAAGAATACAAAAAGGCTTTAGATTTCTTTAGAAATAAATTAAACGAGGTTGCAGTATTTAACTCAAACTTAGCATACTCTACAAGATTATTCACTGAACATTCAACAACAAAACAAGAAAAGATTAACATTCTTAGAAGATTTGACAATGTTGAAACACTTAAAGAATCTAAATCTTTGTACAAATCAATTAAAAATGAATTAGATGGAAACCAAACTAAAGTCGTTACTGAATCTATTGAAAGACAAGTAATAAAAACTCCAAGTAATGGGTCATCTTCAAATTTAATTGAAAATAAAACGTATGAAAATCCTCAATTCATGAGAATGAAGGATTTGATGACAAAAATAAAATAAAAAATAAAATAAACAAATAAAAACCTAAAAATAAAATGGGAGCATTATTAGAATCAGGTCTTGTTGGTAACATCGGGTTGAAGCACTTGAAAGTTATCAAAGAAGATACAATTAACAAATGGGATAGATTAGGATTCCTAGACGGTCTTAAAGGACACATTAAAGAGAACATGGCACAGTTGTATGAAAACCAAGCGTCTCACCTAATTAACGAAGCTGCATCTACTGATAGCTCAGGTTCTTTTGAAACTGTAGTTTTCCCTATCGTTAGACGTGTATTCTCTAAATTGTTGGCTAACGATTTAGTATCTGTACAAGCAATGAACTTACCTATCGGTAAATTGTTCTACTTTGTGCCTAAAATTCAGTCTTACCAAACTGAAAACACAACTGGTGGTATTCACTACGGACCTATCGGGGCTCAGAATGGACCAACAGCAGCAGAATCTCAACAAGGATATCCTTCAACAGCTAAGAATCTTTACGATAGATTCTATGAAGGTAACGAAGCGGGATTAGATCCGGCAGGCCTTTTTGATTACTCTAAAGGTAACTATTCGGCAATTACTTCAACCGCAGTTGGTACTGTTGCTTGGGATGGTAGTCAATTAGTTTCTTCAGGATACTCTGCAGGTGAGTATAGAAAAGTCTTGATTGGTTTATCCGGTTTCTCTTCTGCAGGTGCAGGTAAATTAATCGGTCCTGACGGACAAGAAATGGATAATGAGGCATTCT